CATGGAAGCTTTAGACCTAGATTTTGAAGATATGGTAGCTTCTGAAGATGAAGGCTCAGAAATAATCTCTGAAGAAGAAGTAGATTCTGATTTGTTAGAGGAAATTAGTGAAGTAATTGCTGAACATATTTCTACTCTAGCAGAAGATGCATCTGATGAGAATATTGACGAGTTGTTAGAATCTGATGAGTTATTAGAAAAAATAATGAAAGTATATTCTGCCAAAGCAAAGGGAATGTCTCCTTCAGACATTAAGAAAAAAGCTAAAGAATCGGCAAAATATTATAAGAAAAATAAAAACAAAATTAAGAAAAAAGCAGCCAAATATCGTAAGAAAGTGGCTAGTGGTGCAAAAAAAGTTGTCAAGAGAGTTTTAGTTAAGCATAATGATCCTTCAGATTCAAATGAAGTGGGTGATGAAAAAATAGAAGAATCACCATATGATGCAAAAGAAGATATAGAAGCCTTAGTTGGTGAAGATTCAGATCTATCAGAGGAATTTAAAACTAAAGCTACGACTATCTTTGAAGCTGCTGTTAATCGAGAAATCGAAAAACGTTCAAAACAACTAGAAGAATCTTTTGAAGATACTCTAACAGAGTGTACTGAAGAAGTAATTAGTGAAATTACCGATCAGGTAGATAGCTATCTAAATCATATTGCTGAAGAATGGTTATCATTAAATGAATTGGCCGTTACCAATGGTATCAAATCCGATTTATCTGAAAACCTACTTAAAGGCATGAAAGAATTATTCGACTTACATTACATTGAAGTTCCAGAACAGAAAGTTGATGTTGTCGAAGAATTTGCCGCTAAGATCGAAGATTTAGAACAACGTTTAAATAATCAACTAAACGAAAATATTTCTTTGAAAAGTCAACTAGACGATAAAACTAAATTGGAAGTTGTTAATGAAATGACTTTTGACTTGGTAGAAACCGAAGTTGAGAAATTAAAAGAATTGTCTGAAGCCGTTGATTTTACTGGCGATGTAGACGACTATAAAGAAAAAGTTTCTGTAATTAAGGAAAGCTATTTTGGTGGAAATCCAACGTCAACTCACGAAGATGTTGAAGATACTTCCGATACAGTCCAAGATTTGTCAGAATCAATGTCGATTTATACTAATGTGTTAAGTCGCTCAATGAAGTAAGTTAGAAATATAAATATAGGTATAAACTAAAAAGAGAGGAAAAGAATAATGGAATTTTCACAACAATTAATCGAAAAGTGGAAGCCTGTTCTTGACCATCCATCTTTACCAGAAATTAATGATAGTTATCGTAAAAAGGTAACTGCTATTCTTTTGGAAAACCAAGAGCAAGCAATTGCTGAACAACGGATGGTAGAACAGAGTGGTTCGGGTCTTTTAACTGAAGCTTCCCCAACAACAAATACGGGTAGTGCAGCTGGTGGAGCTGCTGGTTTTAGTAGTGCTGATACTACTAATCGTCAAGGATATGACCCAATTCTAATCTCAATGATTAGACGTAGTGCTCCTGCAATGATCGCTTATGATCTAGTAGGTGTCCAACCAATGTCGGGCCCGACAGGTTTGATTTTCTATATGAAATCTAACTATGTCAATCATAGTCTTAACCCAACTGCATTGGGTGATGAAGCATTGTTTAATGAACCACAAACTTCTGGTTCAGCTAGTGTAGCAGCTGCTACGACAGGAACAACCGATAATGCAGCTGGTATTGACGATACCAACACAATGGAAACCGATCCATTTGCTACTGACTATTATGGAAATTCCGCTACTAGTAGTGGTGAGATGGCTGGTTCTGATACTGTTCAAGGTATGACTACCAGTAGAGCAGAAGCTTTAGGTGATGCTGCTGGTAATGATTTCCGTGAAATGTCATTCAGTATTGAAAAGACTTCTGTTACTGCAGTAAGTCGTGCACTCAAAGCTGAATACACCACAGAATTAGCTCAAGACTTAAAAGCTATTCATGGTTTGGATGCTGAAGCCGAATTGGCTAACATTCTCTCAACAGAGATTTTAGCTGAACTAAATCGTGCTATCATTCGTACCGTAAATGGTGTTGCTAAGGCTGGAGCTCAAGTTGGAACTACAACTGGTGGTGTTTTTGACTTAGATACAGATTCCAATGGTCGTTGGTCAGTTGAAAAGTTCAAAGGACTAATGTTCCAGATCGAAAGAGATGCTAATGCTATAGCTGTTGAAACTCGTCGCGGACGTGGAAATGTTATTCTATGTTCAGCTGATGTAGCTGCAGCTCTATCAATGGCCGGAAGTTTAGACACTGGTGGAAGTCTTGGTGGTGGTCAATTATCTGCTGACGGTATTACAGGTAATACCTTTGTAGGTACTTTGAATGGTAAGTATCAAGTACACGTTGATCCATATTTCTCAGCAGCTGCTAATGCTAGAGAGTATTTGACTGTTGGATATAAAGGAACTTCCCCGTTTGATGCTGGTGTGTTCTATTGTCCATATGTACCTCTATCAATGGTTAAGGCCACTGGTGAGCAAACTTTCCAACCAAAAATCGGATTTAAAACCCGTTATGGTCTAGTTGGAAACCCATTTGGTGCTGGTACAACTAACAATGGTTTGTCAGAAGGAACCAACACCTACTATCGTAAGATTGACATTCGTAACTTAGCTTAAATATTTGTTCTACCTTAGGGCAAAGCTCAGGGGGTAATTCCTCTGAGTAAAAAAGGGGTTATCATCAGACCTACTTTGACCCCTACGATTTAAAAAAGGGCCTTTTCGCTAGGGCCCTTTTTTGTTGTCTAAATATAATTATTCGGAGATTTAATAATGACTTTCAGAAATGATTTTTTATGGGGTGAATTTGAATCCACTAAAGAACTATATATTACTGAAATATTTGATAAAAAACTACATACTTATAACCAAACTGTTAGAGAAGGTGATGTTGTTGTTGATATTGGTGCTTCAGTTGGTATATTTACGGAATCAATTATTGATAAAAATCCCAAACATGTATATTGTGTTGAACCATACCCACCACATTATAAGAATTTAAAATATAATATGAGAAATTACTCCAATGTAACATGTATACCTATAGGAATTTCATCTTCTGGTGGAGAACAAATATTCGAGACAGCTGTTCATGGAAATGAAGCTTCAATGGAATGTATTACTTTCAAGCAATTTATACAAATATTTGAGATAAACCATATTGATTTTTTAAAACTTGATTGTGAGGGAGGAGAATATTCAATTCTATCTGAAGAATTTATAAATAAAATGGCAAAATATATTTCTGCAGAAATACATTTAAGGACTCCTTTATATAAGTCTAAGTTTGCACATTTTAGAGAATCAGTTCTTAAACATACTAATAATTTTGATATTAGAGCTCATTGTGGTACTCCTATAAAATGGGATCTATACAATCAACATTTTATAGATTATTACGAAGAAGTTCAGCTTTATATAGACAACACCTAAATAAAAACAGGGGATCTTTACATATTATGTCAATTATAAAAAATTTACCTGATAATTTTAATATTTTATCACCTGTTGCATTTCGGTTTGAAACTAGAAAAATACCTAACGTAACGTATTTTGTTCAAACTGCAAATATCCCAGGCATGTCTACCTCTGAATTTTTACGAGAAACTCCATTTAAAGCAATCCCAACAGTCGGGGATACTTTAGAAGTTGAGACTTTAGATATTACTTTTGTGGTCGATGAAGATTTGGCTAACTACCAAGAAATTATCAACTGGTTGAAAGGAATGACAAGTCCAGAAAATTTTGATAATGTAATGCCTGATATGTACTCTGATGCAACCTTAACAATTTTAACAAATAACATGAATGCAAATAAACTTATCACATTTTATGAAATATTTCCAACATCACTTTCAGCAATATCTTTAGAGAGTAATGTTGATGATATTTCCCCAATAACCGCAGATGTATCATTTCAAGTGAGGGATTATACTATAAGTAATTTATAATATGGATAAAATATACAATGACGCAGAAGTTGATTCTAAAATAGATTATAGTCAACTAGAAATTGAAGCTACAAAAACTCCCACCTTAATTCAAAAATGGAATAGACTTCTCACTGAAGCTAAATTCAAAGAGAAATTATTGAAACTTGATCTCAAGACATTAAAAGCAAAGAAATGGGAATATTATGCAGGAAAATCTTCACCCGAAGAATATATGGAAAATCCACCATCAGGAACTAAAATTTTAAAAGGTGATATTGAAAAATATATTGAGATGGATGAAGATATTAAAGATATATCCACAAAACTTGCTGCACAAGAAGTTACAGTGGAATATTTACAAAATACTTTAAATACTATGAGAGATCGTAGCTATTCTGTACAAGCTGCAATTAAGATGAGGATTTTCTTAAGTGGTGGATAGTACTTTATATATCTCTAAATTAAACGAAGTTTACCTAAAAGTTGAATGTGAACCCAGTGAAGCAAGGACTTTATCTGATTATTTTACCTTTGAGGTGCCTGGTGCTAAATTTATGCCGGCATATCGGTCAAGGGTTTGGGATGGTAAAATTCGTTTATATTCTATGATGAAAAAAGAGATATATATTGGGTTGTTAGATTATGTTTTACATTTTGCAAAAGAACAAAACTATCATGTGATTTTCTTAAATCAAGTAAATGATTCGGAAAAATATTCAGATGAAGATATTAAAGAAATTTCAAGTAATTTGAGTATTCATAAAATAATTCCTAGAGATTATCAATTAGATGCTGTTAAACAAGCACTATCAAAGAAAAAATGTATATTAGTTTCACCGACAGCTTCAGGTAAGTCGTTAATAATATATATAATCATCAGGGAATTGTTAAATCAGGGATTGTCTAAAATATTATTAGTTGTTCCCACAACTTCTTTGGTTGAACAGATGTATTCTGATTTTAGGGATTATTCAACTAATACAAAGTGGAAAGTTGGTTATTATTGCCATCGTATATATTCTGGTCATGAAAAATATTCAGAAAATCCTGTTATAATATCTACGTGGCAATCAATACACAAACAAGGATATGATTTTTTTGAACCATTTGATGTAGTTATAGGTGATGAAGCACATGGGTTTAAGGCTAAAGCACTTACCTCTATTATGACAAAATTGATTAATACTCCATACAGGATTGGAACTACTGGTACTTTAGATGGAACTAAAACACATAAATTAGTATTAGAGGGTTTGTTTGGCCCAGTATATAATGTAACAACAACTAAAGAATTAATGGATTCTCAACATTTGGCTAACTTACAAATACATTGTATAGTATTGGAGTATCCAGAAATATTAAGAAAAAATTCTAAAAAATTAACCTATCAACAAGAAATTAGTTTTTTAATTGATAACGAATATAGAAATAAGTTTATAATAGATATGGTGTCTGTGTTAAATGGTAATACTCTAGTATTATATCAGATGGTAGAAAAACATGGAAAGTTGTTATATGATGGTCTAATCGAGAAAGAAATAGAAACTTATTTTATTCATGGTGGGATAAAAACGTCTGAAAGAGAAGAAATTAGAAATTTAGCAGAAACCAAAACTGGAATTGTTATTGTAGCTAGCTATGGTACTTATTCCACTGGAGTTAATATCAAAAATTTACACAATGTTGTCTTTGCATCACCCAGTAAAAGTAGAATAAGAAATTTACAAAGTATTGGTCGTGGTTTAAGGAAAAGTGGAAATAAAGACAGTGTTAAATTATTTGACATATCTGATGACATGTCATCAAAATCTTATAAGAATTATACTTTTAGACATTTACTTAGTCGAATTGAAATCTATAATAGTGAGAAATTCGACTATGAAATTAAGAAAATCCCTATATATCCTACCCCTACCCAGAAGTTACTATAGTATACCATATTTAGCGGCCGTTTGTCAAGAAAAAAATAACCTTGACAAGCTGGGTTGTAATATGGTATAATAGGAGTCATATGGAACATTATATTAACAATAAAATATTTTTAGAACAACTTAATGATTACAAAGAAAAAATTAAGTCAGCGGAGGATGATGGGAGAGAAATTCCACCGATACCTGATGACATTGCAATTTCTTTTATGAAGATTGCGAATGGATTGGGAAATAAGCCTAATTTTTCAAACTATACCTATAAGGATGAGATGATTTCGGATGGTATAGAAAATTGTATTCAGTATTGTCGAAATTTTGATTCAAATAAATCAAAAAATCCATTTTCTTATTTTACACAAATTATATACTATGCATTTCTACGTAGAATTGAAAAGGAGAAAAAACAAGCATATGTTAAGTATAAATTAACAGAAGCTACTGTAACTTCAGATACATATCTTTTAAATGAGGAGGCAGATACAGATGGAGCTCGAATTTATGATAATCCAGCAATGGATGATTTTGAAGAATTTTTAAATAAAAAGAGGGAAAGTAGGAGAAAAAAAGTAAATTCGTTGGAGGAGTTTATGGAATGAAAAAGGAACATAGACGCCATATATACATACCAAGAGATGATATTCCAGATGAGCTGGTGGAAATGACCAGAAAGGCTAGAGATACTAGTATTGATATGGCAGAGAGAATTGAGGTTGCAATGAAATTATTAACTTGTGCGATGTTAATTGACAACGCAATATGGGAATTTGAAGATACTTACTTACCTTTTGTTGAAGAAAATGAGGAATTGGTTAAAGTTTTGAGGAGTCTTGTTTATCAATGAAATATGCTCTAATTACTGATACTCACTTTGGTGTTCGGAATGATAGTCAAATTTTATTGGAATACCAAAAGAAATTTTACAATGAAGTATTTTTTCCATATTTGGATAAAAATGATATAACACATATAGTACATTTGGGTGATTTGGTAGATCGTAGAAAATCAATTAATTTTTATACCTTGAATAATTTAAAGGAATGTTTTCTTTCCCCTGCACTAGATCGAGATATTAGTATTGACTTGATAGTTGGAAATCATGATATGTATTATAAAAATACTAATCAAATTAATGCTCTTAGTGAATTATGTGGGGATTTGGATGGTGTAGAGGTATATAACAACCCCAAAACTACCTTACTAGGAAATTCGGGTATTGAGGTTTGTTATGTGCCGTGGGTTTGTACTGAGAATGAAAAGGAGACGTTTGATGAATTAGAAAATACATCTGCCCAATTGGTTTTTGGTCATCTTGAGATTGGTGGATTTACGATGCAAAAGGGTTACGTGGCACCTACTGGAAAGGGTTTGAGTAAATCTACTTTTGATAAATTTGATATGGTATTTTCTGGACATTTTCATTATAAGAGTGATGATGGCCATATTTATTATTTGGGAAATCCCTATGAAACAATGTGGTCAGATTACAATGTACCGAAGGGTTTTCATACATTTGATCCTGATTCCAGAGAATTAGAGTTTATTCAAAACCCATATAAGTTATTTCATAGTATAATATATGATGATTATAAGCCAGTGATAGATTATCAAAAATCTGATTTGGAATATATAAAAAATTGTTATGTTAAAGTTGTTGTTTCCAATAAGACTAAACAGTCAGAGTTTGATCTTTTTATTGACCGAATTTATGCACAATCCCCCGCAGACGTAACAATAATTGAAGATTTATCAGAATTTAATATTGATGAGGAAATTGATGAAGCAGAAGATACTATGACCATTTTAGGTAAATATGTGGATGGTTTGAATTTAGATGTAGATAAAGAGATTTTAAATTCAAAAATCAACAGTTTATATGTGGAGGCTTTGAATTTGAATGATAATTTTTCATAAGGTTAGGTGGAAAAATTTTCTGTCAACGGGTGATGTATTCACAGAAATAGAACTGGATAGAAATGATGCTACCCTAATTGTAGGTCATAATGGTTCTGGTAAATCTACTTTACTTGATGCATTAACCTTTGGTTTGTTTGGTAGACCATTTCGTAAGATTAATAAACCACAGTTGGTTAATAGTGTTAATGGGTCTGGATTAGTGGTTGAGGTTGATTTTACAATTGGTAAGAAGATGTATATGGTTCGTAGGGGGATAAAACCAAACTTCTTTGAGATTTTAGTTGATGGTGTTTTGTTGAACCAAGACGCTAAAATGAAGGATTATCAAGAAAAACTTGAGTCTATCCTTAAACTTAATTACAAATCTTTCACTCAGATAATTGTATTAGGTTCTAGTTCTTTTCAACCATTTATGCAATTGCCACTATCCCATAGGAGAGAAATTATTGAGGATTTGTTAGGAATTCAAATATTTTCTGCTATGAATGTTTTATTAAAAGAAAAGGTCGCAGAAAATAAATCTATGTTGGCTCAAAATAAGACCAAAATAGATTTAAACCGCGAAAAGAAGTCTATGTTAGATCAGTATATTAAGGATACTGAAGAAATTAATAATAATAAAATTGGTGAAATTGAGAAGTCTATTAAGGAGACTAATTCAAGTATACTTTCTAGTAGAAAAAAGATTGATAGCTATCAGATACAAAAAGAGGGGTTTGTTGAAAAAACTGTAGGGTATGATACTATTCAAAAAGAATTTACCGAGTTGACTAATTATGGCAATGATATAAAATCTAAAATCTCAAACAACCAACGTATGCTTAACTTGGTTACTAATCATTCTCAATGCCCAGTTTGTGAACAGGGTATTCCAGATGAATATAAGTCTAGGATTGGAGAGGAAAAAGAAGAAATTATTTCTGGTTTAGAGTCGGGTCTACAACAATTGAGTGTGGAGTTAGATACAAGAAAATCCAAACTCAGTGAAATTGATAGTGTAAACTCTCAGATAACAGAAATAAATTCTACAGTGTTAAAAGAAGAGCATACTATTCATGGTATGGAAACCTATCTTAATAAATTATCCAATGATATACAATACTTAATTAAAGTTAGGGAAAAATCTCAGGGAGATAGTGATAGATTAAGAGAAATTTCAGGCGAATATGAAGAATTATTTACTGTGAAGGATGAACTTTTAGAAGAACGTAATTATTTCTCGGTAATATCTGATTTACTTAGAGATGATGGTATTAAGACTGTTATTATTAGGCAGTATTTACCTATCATGAATAAATTAATCAATAAGTACTTAACTTCAATGGATTCTTATTTCAATTTTACATTGGATGAGAATTTCGCTGAAAGTATTAAAAGTAGAAAACGAGACACATTCTCATATGACTCATTCAGTGAAGGTGAGAAAATGAGGATTGATTTGGCACTATTATTTACTTGGAGAGATGTTGCAAAATTGAAAAATAGTGCAAATACCAATTTATTGGTACTTGATGAAGTTTTTGATAGTTCTTTGGATTCTTCTGGCACTGAGGAATTTATGAAATTATTGAATACTATGTTAGGTGATGCTAATATATTTGTTATATCTCATAAAGGTGATGCACTACAAGAAAGATTTGAGAATATTTTAGGGTTTGAAAAAATAGGTAATTTTAGTAGGGTGGTTTAATGAATATATTAATGGTTATTTTGAATGAGTTGTTCACAGTTGGTATTGTAATATTTGCATGTTTTATTTTGATGGTAGGGAAAAATGGATAATTCTGTAGTAAAAATTAGTGAATTAGTTAAGTCTACTAATCGCCCTGAAGTTTTAGGTGATATAGGATCTTTTGGTGGTTTGTTTGAATTGGGTAAGTATGAAAATCCTGTTTTGGTTTCTAGCACAGATGGGGTTGGTACTAAATTAAAAGTGGCCACTATGGTGGGTAAACATGATACAGTTGGGTATGATCTTGTTTCCCATTGTGGAAATGATATTGCAGTTCATGGTGCAGAACCATTATTCTTTTTGGATTATTTTGGTACAGGTAAATTAGACCAAGATGTTCTTTTAGAAGTTATCTCTGGTATGGTTGATGGTTGTCGTGAAATTGGTGCAACTTTGATTGGTGGTGAAACTGCAGAAATGTCTGGTTTTTACAATGATGGTGAGTATGATTTAGTTGGTACTATCGTTGGTGTTGTTGAAAAGGATCAGCTAATAACTGGTGAGGATATTAAACAGGGAGATATAATACTTGGTGTTCCATCTTTAGGTTTACATACGAATGGGTATACTCTTGCAAGAGAAATTTTGTTTGATAAGTGTAGATACTCACCTGATGATTATATTGATGAATTGGGCTGTACAGTAGGTGAAGAATTACTTAAACTTCATCTTAATTATTCAGATATTATTTATTATATTAAAACCTATCGTCCTATTCATGGGTTGGCACATATAACAGGTGGTGGTATTGCCGGAAATCTTTCAAGGATATTACCAGAAAATTGTAGTGCGGTGATAGATAAAAAATCATTACCTACCCTACCAGTATTTCCATTTTTAAAAACCAGAGGTGAGTTGAGTGAATCTGAAATGTTTGATACGTTTAACATGGGGGTTGGGTTAGTAATTGTTGTAAATCCAGACAGTTCTAAGTTCATACTAAATAGATTCAAGCAGGTGAAAAAAATCGGAGAAATAAAGGAGAACCGAGTTGGGGTTGTAATAAAATGAGCAACATGAAAAAATGGACAATGGTTGTAAATGAATTTGTTCAGATATGTCAAAGGTATAAAATTCCTGCACCAAAATTTGAATATTCTAGTGATGAAGAATATACAACTTCGGAGTTAGTCAGATTAACACCTGATGCTGAACCAAGACATGTATTTGGCCATTATCTTATAGACTTGCACGAAAAAGAACCAGACGTTGTTGCTGATTGTATTAAGGATATGATTATCAATAATGAAAGGTTTATGTCTGTCAGGGGGTTGGATTATTTTGATAGGGGTGATTTCAAATGGTGGACGAAATGGTTAGACCCAATTAAAGAAGAAAAGGATAGGATTAGTGAATGATGGCGAGAGTGGGTTTTGGAAAGATTATACAACGGTGATTGCTTGAAAATTATGTCGGAATGTATAGAGAATTATTCGGTTGATATGGTATTTTGTGATCTTCCATATGGTACTACTAGAAATAAATGGGATAGTATAATTCCTTTGGATTTATTGTGGAGTGAATATTTTCGTATAGTTAAACCTAATGGTGCGATTGTATTAACCGCAGCGAATCCATTTGATAAATATCTTGCGATGTCTAATATAGATAATTTCAGATATGATTGGATTTGGCATAAGAATAAGGCATCAGGACATCTTAATGCTAGTAAAA